TATTTTTTTTAATTAATTCATTTAAAATTGATATTTTTTGTTGTTCTTTGGTAACAGTATTTTTTAATACATTTGCACTTTTTTCATCCAAATTATTAAGTTTAGTAGTTAATTTTGTTTTAGTATCATCTATAGACTTTAAAAGATTTACCTTTTTAGATTCTAAAGAACCTAATTTAACAGATGACAATTCACTTGTCTTTTTATTTATAGTATTTTCAATGTGTTTTATCGTTTCACGTGGAACGTCTTCTTTGGTTAAATTGGTTGCTGCTTGATTTTCATATTTTCTAGTAGCAAATTCTTTAGACATCTTTGGTTTTCCACTACCATATTTTTTCATTATTTCTGATTTTTGAAGAGCATCGTCATTAACTGTTCTACGTAGATATCCTTCTCTATCAACTACAGGATTAAAATCAACGCCAGTATTCTTCTTAATAACGTCTGCTACTTGTTTATAACTAGGTTGTATCTTATCTTTATATAATTTTAATAACTCTGGATCTGATTTAGCAGCATTTAATAACTTTAAATCTTCTTCTGGTAAATCAATTCTCTTATTAAAAGTAATATTATCTAAATTTTTAACTAAATCAGGATTACTTTTTAATATATTATTATTTACATTAGTTATTTTAATATCTCCACCATCAATAATCTTATAATTTAATCCTTTTATGCTTTTTAATTGGTCTAAAGAACTAGTTAATGCTATTTTATCGGCATCAGCTACTCTTACAACACCATTTTCAACACCATTTTTAAAATTATTAATAATTTTACTTACATTGGTGGTCTTTTCTAATCCATCTTCAGTTAATAATGCTAATTGTCTATTTAAGACTGATGCGTCAATGTTTTTAACTGCAGCGTAATCATTTATAGTTTTTTCTATGTTTTTTCCTATTGAAGTGGCTTCTAATTGAGTTAGAATACCTTTTCCTTCAGAATTTTTCATTTTATTCCAAACGTTACTTGGTAATGACTTAGAAAAATTAAATGCGTCTTTTATTCCGGTTTTAGCTTCTTTATATAATTCTAAAGCACCTTTTACGTTAGTTCCTTCTTTTATACCATCTGGAAGTATTTTGCCTAAGTCTTGCACTAAATCAGCACCAGAATTAGCATATTTTATTCCATTGATAGCGTCTGCTCCTTGAAGAACTTTAGATATTCCTTTATCAGCTAATTTCGTTAGTGGTTTTACTACATATTTACCAGTAGCTTCAAACGCTCTTTGAGTCAAATCTTTACCGATAGGTTTAAATACATCATTAGCAGTATCTAAATATCCTATGGCTTTTCCACTAGTATTTACTACTTTACCGGCATCGTCTAGTTTACCTATAAGTTTTCCAGCGTCTGATATTACATCAGCACCTTTTGTTAGTTTACCAGCTCCAGAAACAGCTTTAGCAGCTCCGGCAGTTACTAAATTCATAGGATCTAAAACTATATCTGCAGCAGTTCCTAAAATATCATCTATTCCCCATGTAGATGGATCTTTCAATTCGGCAGAACCATTATCATCGTTTCCTATGCCAACATTTCTTAATATTTCTCCACCACTAGTTTTAGTTTCTCCAGTTATTCCTTCTTTTAAACCAGTTAAAACGTTATCTCCATTGATAGCGTTATTTATAGCACCAAACGCAGCTTGTTGTGGTCTTGATAATATATCTACAACATCAAACAAAACATTTTGGTCTTCTGGTAGATTTAAGGCTTTTTCTATAATATTTCTACTATCTGCGTCTTCTCCTATGCTATCTAATCTTTTTTTATAATTGGCATTTTGTTTAGAAACAGAATTAGAGGAAGAACTATCAAAACCTTTGAAAGCTGCTTTCCTCTTCTTATTTATATTATTTAAATATGAACTTAATGATTGTGTAGCCATATTACACCATTCCTTTAGCTATAATTTTTAATAAAATCTGTTAGCGTTTTAACGTCATTTGTTGGTAATACGCTTCCTAGTGTTCCTTGTAATGAATTTAATTGACTTATATATTCAGTTTTTGCTGCTGCTTTTTTACTTTTATTTGTTGCTGCAGCATATTGATTAACAAATTCATTGGCTAAAGATTTAGCCGCTACTTGAGCATCTTTTATAGATGTAGTTAAAGCGTTTTTATTAGAAGCATAATTAGAAGCATTACTAGAAGCCGAATTTGCTGCTGACGCTCTAGCCTCTGCCAATCTTTGAGCTTCTGATGTTTGTAATCCTACTACTTTTTGAGCGGTATCTGCATCTATTCCAGCTAATTTTAAAGCTTCTTCTGATATTGTTTGAGTTATACTCTTATTAGCGTCTTCTGTACCTCTAGTTAAATTCTTAGTTAGTTCGCCTTGCTTATCCATATTAGTATTAGCAAGTGAACTTATTTTATTTCCTGATTCAATATATGCTCTAATAGCATCTATAGATTGTAATCCAGATGCACCTAACCCTTTAGCTGCACTAGATGCTCTAATTCCTCTATCTGTCATATAAGCAGTATCTTCTAAATCACTTCTTCCTTGTTGGTAAACATTTTGTTGTGATTTTTTACCAGCAATAGTATCTTCTTGCAATCTCTTTATAGTATCTAACAAAGTTTGTCTTTTAGTTGTACTCTCATTCTTTATTATATCCTTTTGAGAACTAGCACTTTGATTATAAGCACCAATCATAGGATTTAAATCTATTGAAGAAACTCCAGAACCACCACTACTAGATGGAGCAGATCCTAAAACAGAATTAATTATGCTATCATAATCATTTGTTAATTGTGGTCCAAATTTTGATATATCATAAATACTTCTATCGTTATATACTTTAGCTTGTGCACTATTTGAGCTAGTTTTTACTGTTGGAGTTGAAGATCCAACTTTATACAAAGACGAACTCGATTTAATTGCCTTTGGATCGTATATACTATAATTAGCCATATTAATTCTCCTTTCAACTTAGAGTTGATAAATCTTTTATTTGGTTTATCAATCCCTTATATTTATTTATTTCAATTAAGATAATTTCATTTTCTTTTTTAATATCTTCATATAAATTTTTATAATTCATTACTGAATATAATTCTAGCCAAGTACCATTATCCGCCACCCATTGATTGTCGGCTATTCTATGCCAAGTAAGTTTTCCATCGTTATATACTTCTAAATCGTTATAAATGCCATTTTTTACTGCATAACCTAATGATTGATTGCTTGTATTATGATTAGTTCTTACATTTAATTTATCGGCTAATACTTTAATTTGGGCTATATCTTCGTTTTTATCTGCTACCGGCACTATAGTATCAAAAATAAACGCATTATAATCCTCATAAGTTCTTTTAGAAAACGCTTTACTATAATCAGAATACTTGAACCAACTGAAGTCTAAATGTATTCCATTTGCTAATCCTGTCTTACCAGTCATTCCTAACTTAGTATCTTTATTAACTTTATTACCTTTGCTTATATAAGTACATGTTAAGTGATAACACAAACCTACATATCCTAATCTAGGATAGTGTATATAACAGAATATTGCACCATTTCCATCTTTTCCTTCTGATAATACTATTCCATCTTCAATAGCATAAACTGGCACACTATTTCCATTAGCCGAATAATCTGTTCCGGTATGAAATCCTGCAAACGCTATTATATTGCCCTTGCTATCTTTTACAGCATCTCTATATCCAAAATAACTTGATATAAATATATTTGTTAAAGTATGAAACAACTTTTTAGCATTTTCTATATTCATAGTATTCATAATTATCCCAACCCTTTTTCATCGTCGGTTTTAGATTCTGTTATAGCTACTTTTATTTTTATTATATCTGCTATTTTTTTAATATCCATAACTCCATAAGTTACTATTCCAGAAATAAACAATATTCTTAATGCTTCTATTAAATTTAGATCTGTTCCACCTACTGATATAGCTAAAATATCTGGGTTTAAGTAACCACACAAATATATAAGACCTGTTGATACAATTATTGTAAGAGCCTTATATAATCCGCTAAAAAACTTACCTGTATTCCACTCATCCTTCAAACTAGCTAATGTACTTCCAGCCAAAACATTTGCAGCCATAACGGCAATTAATCCTAAAACTATTTTTATCATTATAAACCACTCCTTTATTTTATTATACTACATTTTAATATAAAAAGAAACTATCGCTAGTTTCTATTACATTTTATTTTTTAACTTATCCCATATCTCAGAAATAGTTGCTGCATCATGTCTAACTTCACTATTCCACCCTTTACTTAAATATTCAGTACAAAGATTAGAAATCGCACAGAATTGTCTAGTTGTTTTAACTTTTAGTATTTTATCTATATCTCCATCGCAAAATCTTATATCAGCAGCGAAATTGGAAACGAACATTTTAGCTTGTTCTATATAGTGTTGTGTTTGTTCCTCGTTAGACTCATCAACCTTATCAGATAGCGTTTTTATTGATTCAATTAGTTTATCTATTTTCTCATCAGTTTCTTTTTTGCCTAAAAAATAACTGATAGGTTTCCACTTAATTTTTTGAGATTTTTCTATAACAGTTAATAATGTAATTAGCGTTGTAGCTGCTCCAGCTATCCAATATCCTGATTCCATAATATCTATCCCTTTCGTATATTATAAGTATACTATTAAATGAAAAATTTGTAAATATTAGAGATTTTACTTATAATATAATTAATCTATTCTAAAGCTTATTCCATCAAGACATACGGCTGCATTATTTCCAACAATCGGAGTTACATTACCATCTGCATATACATATACTGATCCAAAAGCGGAATTACTTAATACTGCAAATATTTCAGTTGCTGTTGGTCTATATCCTGCAGGTAAAGTAAATGCTAATTGTGTCATTGTTCCTGATTTTATAAGTCCTCTTAAATAAACTCTACCATCATGTTTATAATATCCTGCTGTTTGAAATCCGCCACCATAATTTATCCAACTGTTTTGAAGTGTTGGTGCAGTCCAACTTTCGTTATTGTGTTTTTCATTTAATACTTTGCCCTGATTAGCAGATAAAGCATTGGTAGCAGATGTACTCGTTAAGTTATCAACTACTGTTGCTACTACTCCTGAACTTTGAAATGCTTTTATTATGTAGTTAGTGGCAATAGATTTTTGCATATTATTGTGGGCTTGACCGTGAGTTCCTAAAGCACCTCTTGCATTAGTAGAATATGCACCTGTGAAATTATTCCAAATACCTGTACACCAACCATTTGAAACTGCTGGTCCATTAGACACAACAACATCATAAGGCAAGTGGTCTAGTGTTAATATATTTGTTTGAGCACCATACTTTTCTCCAAGTGCATTAATATTAGCATCAGTTGAACTTTTTCCAACTGGTACATAATCTCTCATATCTGGTACATTGAACGTTGTGGAAGCATCTCCTGCTCCGTATGTAGTGCCTATTACAGCATAAAGTAAATTATATGTAGTTCTTGATATTGCTTGACCATTACACAACAACCAATTTTCGGGTATTGTGTCAGATGTCCAAGGCATCATTCCACCTATTGGAAATGTATCCCCAGATACTATTCCATATATTGTCCCGTCTGCTTTTATATCTCCAGCAACATGTATACTTCCGTTTGGTAATGAAGTATCAGGTTTTCTTCCTATTCCCAATATACTTTTTAATGTATCACTAACTAATCCCTTAAATTTCCATAATAATGGCTGTGCAGAGTTTAATATTAATCCGCTATATACTACGCTACTTAATTTATCTGTTATAGTTATTTCTATTTCAAAAGTCTTTGTTGTGGTAAATCCAGATGCTCCTAAATCTCCATTTATTTTATTATTAAATGTGAATGCTCCACTTGCGTTAGTCGCTAGAGTTAAATTAGTATATCCGCTCCAAGCACCACCAACTTCTTTATATCTATATTTAGCGTTATATATGGTATTAGCTACTGACAATCCAGACCAATCATTATAAGTTCCGCTAAATGTTAGTGTAGTTTCATCATCAACATTATCCGTTCTATATATAGTTCTAGTAGAAACAACAGGAGCAGTATAGTTTATAAATGTTCCTATTGTTTTTGTCTTAGTAGTATTGTTACCCCTACTATCAGTCGCTCTTACTACCAAGTTAGCATTTAATACTCCATTTAATGTTTCAACTACAGAAGCAACAGCACTATACGCTTTTGGTGTAGGAGTTGTTAATCCTGCATTCTCGAACGAGTATGTAGACATAGTAGCACCTTTTTGAGCAACTGCTTTATTAGCAGCAGAAACAGTCATTTGAGCGTTACTATATCCTCTTATAAATTTACTAGAATCTCCAGTTAAAGCTAACGTCGCAGCGTTAGTGTCTTCAAAAGCAAAATCAGTAAATATAGGATTAGCATCAACTACATAGCAAGTTTGATATGAATATGTATATCCATATACTGTGCCGCCTATTTTAGTAACTGTAGTTATAGATATTGCCACATCATTTCTATTAGGAACTAGTGCATATATTGTAGCTAATTCCCCCGAAATAAACGATATCTCTTGCGAAGTAGTAACATCATAATATGTTTTTATTAAAGTATAACTTCCCGCACTAGGATCTTTACAATATACCTCTAAATTATGTGTTATACTTCCATCTGCTCTAGTAACGTTAGCAGTAAAATTTGTTCCTAGATTGAAATTACTAAATGCAGATGTGCTTAAATACCAAGTTGTTCTATATAAACTTCCAGATGTAGTTTGTAATCCACTATCTCCGGCAGTTACTTTTAACATAATATTATATGTAGTATTAGTAGCTAATCCACTTATATTGAATGTTCCAGATGTTCCACTTCCAACACTAGCTGACCAGTTAGATCCTCCATCTGTTGAATAGTAAACGGCACTTACCGTTTTATCTGTAGACCAAGAACACGCTACATTAGTAGGGCTATTAACATTAGCATTAAAACTAGTTATAGCTGCATAACGTGGTATAGTAGGAAGATTATAATACCAAGTTCCAGAAGACATTACATAATATGTAGGTATTCCCGAAACGTTAGCCCAACGTCCACCTTTAAAATACATACTTACATTTTTTGTTCCGTCTGAACCGTGATATACATTCATATATTCTGTAGCTAAATATTTCGTACTATTACCAGCCGGTGGGGCATAAACTAACCAATCATTTGGTGTTTGATTATATCCGGTAGGCATAGTATTACCGTGCATTGTTCCATCTATTGTATTTTGGTAAATCCACGATCTGCTAGTTGCACCACTAGGCTGATTAGCAAATTGTATGTATGTATCTACGTGCATAGCAGAATAATTTCCCGCTACATCCTGACTATCTAAATATACTTTAAAATAGCATCTCCAGTCTCCACCAGATAACGGAGAATTGTTCCCACTACCATTATAATATGTATAATATGTATTTAATAGTGTAGCCATATATAATCACATCCTTTCTAAAATTCTATAACGTTTTCTGTATCTACTGATAATTGGGTAAACACCCCAACTGATATTTTATCACTAAATACTCCTGATGGTGTTGTTATTCCATTTCATCAAATTCAGTTACGGTTGATAACTCTGCTCCATTTTCATCTAATAATACTATTCTATCTCCAGTATTATCCATAATATGTTTAAATAACCCGCTTTTCATTCTTACTTCTATACCTTCGTAAGACATTTTTATTGTTGTTCCAAAGTTTTCTCCTGGAGCTGGTTGCCATTTTAACGCATTAGCACTTATTACATCGTTTTCTATCAATGCTCCATAGTTTAACATTAGATCACTATATCCAAATTCTGCTCCGTTTGTATTTATTTCTATAATTATTACGTTTGAATTAGTTACGAAACCATATTCAAAATTTTCATTTAATTTTTCATCATCTGTATCTATTAATTCGGTTAAAGTTCCGTTAGTTAATTTTAACTTAGAAACTACACCTATAGGATTATTATAAATCATAGATAGAGTATAAGCGGTATTAGGATTGACTCTTATAGTCCATTTCAAATATCCTGATTCTGTAGAATAATTCATAAAATTTGATACTGTATTATTTGAAATATCTTGGTTTTGTCTAATTTCCCAAGTTCCATCCTTTTCAAATGTATCACTATTTAATTGACTAAATAATTGTAAACTATTTACTATTAAATTAGCTCCACCCTTAATTTGAAAGTTAGTAGTGACCGCATTTATTGATTGAATAATCTGGCTCAATTTACTGCTTGAATTATTTAAATCTAAATCATTTATAACGTCAGTAAGATTTTGTTGAATAGGAGCTAAAGCTGCATCAATTACATCTTGTTGAACATATCCAACTAATTTATTCCAGTCAGCCCAATCAAAAGTTAAATTTGCTTGACTTGATACTAATATATCCCCAACTTTAATATTATCGGGAAGATCTTCTAATCCTGGCGGAACTATAAACATATCGTTAGCAGAATATTCCGTAGGTTTTAATGTATGAACGGATTTCTTTCCATCAATTAAATCAAACATACTAGATGGAATATCATCTTCTTGCCAACTATATACTGGAATTTCGTCTGTAGACTTATCATATCTATAACTTATATTTGTATTTCTATCTCTCCATAAATCTCCAACATGCAAATTCTTTTTAGTATCGTTATCCCATAATATAGATGGATCATCATAAGAAAAATATGAACTAACTATTCCATCTACTGCATTAACTAAATCGGCATAACTCCCATTTACAAAAGTATCTAATCCACTATCATCGGTGTATTTAGTTGCTAATTCCCAATCGTCAGCATCATAATCTCCTGTAGCCCTTGCAACAATACATCTTTTTAAATCAGAGTTTCCTCCGCCAACCCATAAATCTCCAACATTATATGGAGGAATTGGAGTCGTCATAAATGTAGCACATTTTCCATCGGCAGTTGATGCAGCATTAGACGCCAATTCATAAGCATCTAAAGCAGCTTTATCAGTTATTTCTTCCCACGTATCTGAAGTTGAATTATATCTATATAATTTTAATATATCCGTATCAGTACAATACCACATATCTCCATCATGTTTAATTCTATCAGCTTCTAACCAATCATTAGGATCTGTTTCTTGAAAATAGCTTTCAATTTTACCATCTATTTGTGATTGAATCGCAGATTTATCATTAACATAAGTTTCGTCTGTAAATAATATTAAATCGTCATGATTTTGAGTTGCAACTTCACTTACAGATGAAATTTCCCCTTCTAAATCTGCTATATCACTTTTATATGCGTCAGTTAATGCAAAATCTTCAGCGGCTAATCCAATCTGAACATCAACGTATTCTTTCATCTCGTTTGGAAGTGTGTTTAACTCTGCTATTATTTCTTCTATAGAATCGTGATGATCGTTTACAGCAGCCATTACCTGAGCATTTGTAGAATTTAAATCGTTTCCATAAAGGATTTGACCGTCTAAAAAGTTAGTTCTTAATGTTAGCTTTGCCATACTAATCCCCCTTAACTTTCTTCAATTTATAAACAATACCAATGTCTGATATAGAAAATGGTTTAGTATTGCTTCCAATATCTCCTTCTTCTCCAGGATATATATCGTACAATTCAATAGATATACTTTTACCTTTAGCCTCAGTCTCTGATAAAGATAACTCTATATTCTGAGTTCTAATAGCTCCAAGTAAAGTTTCTCCTAATACTAATTCTCCTAATACTGCTCCAATTTTTAAATTCAATGCAGCGTTAGTATTTACTTCTTTTTCATAATAAACATAACTAGTATCGCTATCTATTCTAATATAATACGTTTCTGGTGTCATTACAGGCACACCATCAACTTTTATTACTACGTATAATGGTATTAATCCATTCCCATCGTTATAACCCTTTACAAACACCTTTTTGAACTTCTTATTGTTTGTAGGATATCCTAAGAATATCTTTGATGATGCAAAATATGAACTGTATGCTTTGCCATCATCTGAATAAATATCTTCAGATTCAAAATCTAATATTTTTAATTGTTTTGTATCGTCTGATGTTTTATTTATTATCTACATATATTAATAATCTATTCCAAAAGAATCTTTACTAAATAAAGCAGATAAAACAGATGTATATCCAGTATCTTCTGTAACGTTATATATATATTTATAATACGCACCAAGTGCATAATTATATATCAATACTATATTCCCCATAGTTAATACATACGTGTTACCTTTAACTACTGCATTCATAACATCATCTTTAGGATAGTCTCCTAAAATTCCTAAATCTATTTGTTGAATATTTTCAGTTCCTTCGCCTGTATATCCTTGTTTTAACATATATAATCCGTTTTTAGATAAGAATACTAAGTTATTCTCTATTTGTCTTATACTATTAGGATTAGTACAACCAACGAAGTCATTTAATGGGAATAATCCATCTGTATCTCCGGAGAATGGGAAACTTCCAGATAATCTTTTCCATTTCTTCCCTAATGATACAGCATAAAATTGTCTAAAATATTTTATTGTATTTACTTCTTCTCCGCTTTCATCTATAGCATATATATAGTTATAGTTTGGAAAATAATAGAAATTATCATATTCACTAAAGAATATATATCCGTGTCCGCCATATAATACTAGTTGATTATTCATTATCATACAATATAATGAACTATTTACTATTGCTGCAACATCCGATACTTTTCCTATTTCTTTTATTTGTTGAGGTTCTGCAGTAAAATATCCTATATAAGGAATTGCTGTTTCCCCTTTTGTTATTTTAATTTCAAATTTACCTTCCAAGTTAAAATCTGTACAAGTAAATATATGAGTATTAGGACTAGCTCCGTAAGATCCAGTTAAATCTTTATATGGATTCAATGTTTCATCTATTTCTCCATTATCAGGTCTATATTTTGGAGTTCCTAATGCAGTAGAGCCTTTTGCTATAACATTTATTTTAAACTCTTTATTTACCGTTGTAGTGTAGACTGTAGGTATAGACTTAACTGGCTCTCCGCTCAATGTTAAGAATACACCTTTAATAGCGTCCACAGTTCCCGTTCCACTATCAAAATACTCCAATGGAGTAGTTGCTAATATATTAAATCCTATATTAGAAATTTCTATAGCATTTGGTTTATATGCGTTTGAAGCACTAATTATAGTTAATAATCCAGCACTTATTTGGTATAGGTTATATCCAGTAGTAAAATAACTCTTATCGTTATATGTGATTACCTTCAAAAATTTTTGATCATATAATCTACTATCTAATAGGTTTATTTTACTTGTTACTGTACTGGTAGTTATAGCTGTTGTTTTATCAACTTTTATATCTAAACTTAATGTTATTTCTGGAGATTCAATTAAACTAGAAGCATTATCTAAACTTACCTTACATTTAATATATTTAAATACATTCTTTTTTACTGGATTTAAATATGATGATAAATCTGATTTAAACATATAATATCCGCCTAGTATAATATCAAATTCAACTTCACTCTTTATATCCCATAACAACATATTTTCTTCAAATTCATTAAAATCATTTATCATTTGATCATTTATAATATTTAAGTGTATAACTTTATCATATATTACATTTATACTCTCAGACGCAGTATTAGCGTCAGTATAAGTTATAGTATCTTTTAGCATTTTAAAAATCTCATTATGAGCGTTTTGTGAATTACTAGTAGCTCCATTTAATTTTCCAGTTAAAACTGTACTAAATGTTACTCCAGGATTTAATAAATCAGTAAAACTAGTAGGATCTGCTACTAAATCATAGAACATTTTAACTAAATCCCCTAATCCGTTGTCTTTCAACCCTTTTCTTTTACTTATTATTCCTTCTTCTTTCATCTCATAATTTACTAGTGTTCTAAATACGTTATCTGACAAAACACCGTCAGAAACTGAGGTGTTATAACCCTTATTAAAATTATTTATTACCGAGTATCTTTTACCAGGCAATCCTTTTAAATATTGTTCTGTAGCCATATTACCACCTCTGATAGGTTACTGTTCTATCACTAGTTCCTATTACGACGCTTCTAACAGCACTTCCTTCATATCCTGTTGCAGCTCCAAGCGATGTTAAAAGTTTTATAGCACTATATCCTTTAGATTTAAAATCACTTACAGCATCTAGAAATCTTCTATAGTGAAAATTTCTTTGCTCAGCGTTATCGTCGTTAGACATTATCATATAAGATAGATAAGGCTCTACTAATCTTAACAACCAACTATCGCTTACGGCGTCATATTCAGTAGTATCATAATTTGCTTGAACAAAAAATGGTAAATTAGTGCCAGTTTTAGTGTTTATTTCTGATATACAACCATTAGCATAACTAATTATATTACTAGTATTCATAGACTCGTCGGCAGCAACATAGTTGCTGACAACAGCAATATCTCTTAAAACCATATATATCACTCCTTATCATAATTATAACACATTTGTGGCAAATAAAAAAGAGTAGATAAATCTACTTCTTTAAAGCACTAAGTATGTTCTGCAATGATTGATCTATGGCGTAATCTTGTTTTATTTTGGTTTCTTCCTTATTTCCTATTACAAATTTACAGAATTTTCTCTTTATTAACTCTAAAGCTCTGGAAAGTGATTCTAATCTAGGAGGATCATTCACATCAAAGTCTTTATTTCTTCTTAAATCAGTATAATAGGCTGTATTTTTAACTTTAAACATTTCATTTGGATTATATTTCAAGAAATCTATCCAATCTTGCTCAGTAGATTCTTCTTTATATTCAAAATCTATTGGTATTTCATTAAATAACTTATTTAAATCAAGATTCTTTAAATTCATATCTAATATATATCCATTTACTCCATCTTTTACTATTTCATGAGCGGCTGGGAAATCAGTTAATACTACTGGAGTTCCAACTTGTAAAGCCTCTCTAGGAGAATATGGCATTCCTTCTGTATCGCTTAATTGAAATAAATAATCAGCATCATGTAACGCTTGAGTTACATTCCATATAGCACCCTTAAACTCTACGAAGTTACCAAACATCTTCATTTGACTTTTTATACTTCTCTCATAATCCCCGTCATATGAATCTCCATAGACTGTTACTTTTACTTTTCTTCCGGACTTTTTAACCGTTGTTAAAAACTTTATTAATCTTTCAAAACCTTTTTCTCCACTTATTCTAGATAATACAATTATATTTAGAACGTCTTTGGATCTCTTTTTAATATGTTTTTCATACTTTATATCATTATCTAATAAATTATATATTACTGTTCCAGTTATACCGTATTCTATTTTTAATGAGTTAGCAACATTCTTACCAACACATGCGTGTTTAGCAACCAATGGTCTTCTAATATAGTTAAAAAACATACTATGTTTATATTGTGTGAGATCAGCGTGTATTAACGCTCTATAATCTCTTGCGTCTATCTGATAATCATCTATCTTTCCCCACGCAGTAGAATATAAACAAATATCGGTACTAAACGGTTTCCCTTTATTTTCTTCTACACTAGCATATTTTTTTATTTCAGATAATCTTTCTTTATCCGCCGTATCATAAACAAAAGTAATATCAAAATACTTACTCATTCTCTTACAAAAATTAATATCGAATCTTTCAATTCCTCCAATATTGTTAAGCTGAGCAGAATACAATAACAGTTTTTCCATCTTCAACACCTCTATGATTTCATTATAACATAAAAAAAGAACTATTTCTAGTTCTCTTAATTTAACTCGCTTCGTATTCTCCGATTTTAGGATTACTTGGATTTCCGAAAGTTCTTCTTTTGTTTATCTCACTCATAGCTTTTTTCTCAATTTTTGATTTTATGAAATCAGCTACGGCTGGAGACAACATATAGGTTCTTCCATCAAATATTATGTTTACAGAAACATATTGATATGAGCATCTAAATCCGTTTGGATATAATGCAGCATATGCTATTTCTGCTTTGAATGGAACTTTATCGCTTTCTTTTTTCGCAAGAACTTTTAATGAATCTTTCTTAGCTTCCGCTACGATCTTTTCATCAGTTTCCTTACCATCTTTGAATTTCGGTTTTATAGTTGCCATCAGACTACCTCCCTTCTACTAAACAGAGCCTTCAGTTTGACTAGCGTAGAAATCTTCACGTGTTATTGGATTAGATACAGCATGATGTAATATTGTTATTGCTAATTCATCAAGAACCTTAGCTCCGAATCCCATAGCAATCCAACCTAATGAAGCTTTTTGTCCCAAATTGTCTCCAATTTTAGCACCAAAGTCCATCTTTTTCATTTCAACACCAGCACCTTCTAATTTCATAACAGCGTATGCGTTTTCAGCAATTATATATGTGTGATATACTAATACGCTTTGAGTATTTTCCTCTATTACAGGGTACTCATAAACTCTAACTCTCATATTATATATATCTACACCTTCTAATGTGCCATTAACAATAGGTTTGTTTGTATTGCCTGGAACTAAGAATTTATTCTCTAAATCGTCATCATCAATTAAATCTTCCATACCTTCTACTGCAGTTAATACTGTATAGTTCTTACCAGCAGCTTTCATTCCACTACGTCTATTAGCTTTCATAACAGATGTAGCTTTTCTTAAAGCAACTAGAGATAATACATTTCCAGTTGCAACGCTATTAACTGTTGGACTGGTAATATTAGATGCAACAACATAAGCAACTCCAGCATCTTCTTCAATAGCATCTCTTACTATTAATTCGAATGTAGCAGCAGCATGTTCTGCTAATATTGATGTATAATCTTCTAAAACTTTTTGTAGATTGTATGTTTCGTTTTGACGAGTAACTTCGACATATGCTCCGTAAGTTGAAATTGAACCTTCAACTGTGCTATAACCGACTTTCATACCTGCAGGATTAGTTCCTTCAACTATTACGTGTCTATTAGCAGCAACAGGTAATGGTTTTACCATTTTCCACATTACTTTATTTGTTCCTTGGTTTCTTGCAACGCTTTGTTTCATTCCTAATGTTTGTAAAACATTATATTCTACTTTATCATTGATCATCTTTAACAATACCTTATTTTCAATAGCTTCTCTATCGAAAGCAGGTGTTGTAGCTCTGATACTTGTTAATGTGTTTGTCATAATATCATTCCTTCCTTTATTGGCTTATTACCAACTTTTTTCTTTAGTTAATTCTTTGTATAGTTTATCTACTTCTTCATCAACGGCTTCTGCAGTTCCTGAGGTTTGGTCTAACGGAACTGTCTTTTTTACTTTTACCTTTTCCTTGTTTGAATAGAACACGGATTACACGGATTGAGCTGATTTACGCTGATTAGATATTGCTCTATTCGAAGAATAGTAATTGTATCAACTCTCATTCATCATTAATC